CCTAAAGCATAATTCGCCGCCCTCATACTCTTCATTCAAACATAACGTCATACTAATCTTACGATTTGCAGCTGTACCCTCGGGTCCTATGTCAATATGGTAGCCATAACCGTTACTAGGCGCCTTATAATGGATAATTTGGGCCGTTTCTATGCCATTTATCGCATAATTGAAGTATTTATTGGCTGAAACCGCGATTTTATTAAGGATTCGGTACAATCTGTCCTCTTTTGCGTCGATATAATGGATTTGGGCATCACGAATATCAGTATTTGCTGTTTCCTTAGCGTTTTCGTGCACTTTTGCTTGTTCTGGTTCGCTTTCAACCAGATAATCTAAGAACAAATCGACCTCTTCTTGGCTAATTGACAGACCTGTTACGCCGTGGTTGGGTGTTTTACTCTTCTTCGTCGACATGATAATTCAAAGTCAGCTCATCACCCTCGTTAATATGCCTTATTGTATGTAAATGATAAATTCTGTAGTCGTCCCAGTCTAAAAGTTCGATTAAACAGCAGTTAGGTGTCTCGGTATGATTTAAAAAACCACCTAAAGGCGTGCGAACATAGCCGTTGATAATCGGTATTTTGATGTGGGTCATGCCAAGGTCTGTGTCGGCAGCAATATTTTCAGTTGCAAAGAGTCCCAGGCCTTCAATCACACTATTTTTAATCGTAAGATTGTCTGGAAGTGGTTTGTAATAAAATTTATTAAATTTATATTTCATACTGTAACCTCAAAATGCTTTTCATATCTGCGCCAGTTTTTTTTCAACACGTCTAACCAGTGATTCATGTCCATAACACATATTTTGTCGTTTTCTTCTGGCCAGTCCAGATTCATTGCATGCAATGGTATGCACACTCGGATGGGTCTGCGGTTGAATTTAAATATGAGGACTGGAATCCTCCCTTGTGAGGAGCTGCAAACTTGATCCCACCAGGCAGATTTTAGCCACTCGCCCTCTTTGTAGAATTTACACTCAACCGCATGAAAAGGGATATCTAAATCGCACAGCTCTTTTTGTTGGTATTGGTCTAGGTTGCGTTTTGCTTTGAAGTCTATGTTGTTTTCAGAAAAGAAACCGTTAAGAATATTTGCTACGTCGCGTTCAAATTGTGCTCCCTTGTTCCTGCTATTGACCGGCATTTTTTAAATCAGCATGTACATAATCATCTGGTTTTACAATCTCTATGGGTGCATGAGTCTCAATCACAACTCTAGCTCCACAAGGTAAGATGGGTTTATCATTACCACCGTATCTAATTATGCTATCGCCTAAAACTTTTACTTCATGGCAGTAAGTATTTGTTCTACCTTCTTTAATCGTTATAACTGGTTCGTTAGTTCCATGTTTTTTGTTGGCCCTAATTTTATGCTGATTAACGTGTATGTATTTTTTCGCCATTGATAGAGTTTCTCAAAACTTGTAAAAAATTGCAAACTTAATTTAAAGAGCCGACGCCTTTGTTTTCATCTGGTGTGTTATCGTCAATACTAAGAGCTGCAATACCTCCCGCACCTACAATCGGTGCAAAAGAAAACATCTGGTCTTTAAACTTCTGCCTGGCTTTGGTTTTGAAAAAGTCGGTCTCTGGATTATTCTTAATTACTTTCAATCCACGGTTTTCTAGAATATCGATAACCTCCTGGCTGGTTTTCGGCGGCACTATAGCACCAGCAAATTCATCAAAGCCAACGGCTCTCATAGGTTTGGCCTCTAAGTATTCAGTTGGGCGTGCTGCATTTTTTTTGAATATGTTTACTATGTCGTCAGTCAAGCCAGGTGTTGGATCTACGCCAAAATAATTTACAGCATTTTTGACAGCCTCTTCAATGGTGTCTCCTTCATCTAAATACATACCTATTTGGTTTGTAAGATTGTCTCCTTCATCCCTAAGTACCGATAGTTTCATACCGTCTTGCATATTAGGTGCCTTATCAACCGCATTTTCTAAAAGCTCTTCAATATCATCATTTAGGTCAGAGAGATATGGTTTGTCTTGTATTCTAGGTCTTTGGCTTTTAATATCTGATAAATCTGTCATTTTTTCAGTCATTAAAGCTCGAAGCCTGTTTGGTCCATAGGCATACATCATGCCTGCCTCACCACCGCGTTGGGTTTCTTCGATCATGTTGCGAGTTGCATTTTCCAAGGTGTAAGGTTTGGTAACCATGGTTTCCTCAAAATCATCGAAGTATTGAAAAACTCCATCTTGGCTAAGATATTTGTCTTTTTCTTTTCTTACCCATTTTTTGTATTCCGTCCCCGCTGTATTTACTTTTGTTGGATCAAGCTCTTTTCCTGTTTCCTTTGCAAACTTTAATCTTGCTATGTCTGTGTAAAAAAAGTTTTCAAAATTATTTATGCGGTCCTGTGGACGATTAATATTATTTTTTTGTAAATTATTTAGTTCATCTGCTGCTTTTTTTATGTCCTCTCTAATTTGATATGGTGGGGTGCCTTCTTCTGCTTGTTTCATTAGTTTTTTGTTAGAAAAAAGACTGGTGTAATCTTTTTGCAACTGTTCGGCAGCTCCTTCTTTTGCCAGGCGTATTTTTTGCGGTGCTCTAGGTGTGTAAGCATCGGCAGAATAAACCGCGTTTCGCGGATCTACAGAGGGGTCGAAATTTTTTGGCTTGGCAATCAGTTGAATATCACCAAATCCCTTAAGTGGCACATCGGCAGGCTGAACAGCTAAACTTGGAGACGGGATTCCTCCCATCTGGTCAAAGCTCTTTATAGCATTTTCATTAGTATTGTGCACGAACATCATGTCTTTTGGCTGGTCTAAAGATCCTAAACCTTTGTCGACTGCTTTTGAGCCTTTGCTTGCTTTTGCAATACCGCCAGCTAATGTTGCAAGAGCTGCTGGTGCTTTTAATCCGCCGGCTATGAGTGGACCTGCAAAAGGTATGCCGTAGGCTGCATCGCCTAATACACCTAAACCTTGTAATGGTGCAAATAAATATCGATCAATGCCTCCAGCTGCAATATTTTCGGCTATGCTTGGCATTGGATCTCCAGAGAAAGCATCAACCAAAGCTACGTCTGGACCAGGAAACTCTGGAAAATTACCAGTTGCATCGGTAATACCAGCTCCAGGTGCAAAGACAGATGCTAAGTAGGAGGTTTGTGCTGGTGTTAGTTGTGCTCGGTCCTCTGGATTGTAATAAATACCTGTTCCTGGTAGCGGACTACCAATGGATGAAAACGCAGATAAATCGCTTTCCCTAATACGATCCTGGATTGTCTTTCTTTCAGCCATGCAAAAATTTTAGCACATGGTTTATATATAAAAAAGTTGACCATAAGGAATCATTTTTAATGGTGATTCAGTATGTCAAACCTAGTTATAACTACAACTGCAAACGCGCTGGCAGATTACTGGGTGTAGGGGTCCCTAAAATAAAGAAATGCCTGTAAAAAAGCGACTTTAAGGGACTCCAATATACCTGGCGTATCTATTGTGCTCACAAGTTGCACATAGTTGCACAAAAGAATACATGTTTATACAAGCAAAAAAACACGTCATATCAATAGTTTACGATTGCTTTATATATTTTTGCTTTTATTTTGATTTTTGAGCATGTGCCTGCGTCCACACAGTTATAATGCTATTTATCTTTGTCCGAGTAGTCGCCAGTGTTTGCGCCGAGTAATTGTCCTAATCGTTCCTTGATTTGCTCTCTGCTCATCTTCTCCAGGTTTGCATTTATGTTTATGTTCTGCGACCTATTGATGGATAAACCAGCTAACTGATTCAACTCTTTTATCGCGCTAACCGCAGCATTGTACTGTCCTTTTTCAAACGCACTCTCCATCACCTTCCACAACATCGTACCTGTCTTTTGTGGCGTAATCGCGTACCGCTCTGCAAGCTCATCTTGTTTGATTCGTATGGCCTTAACTACGTTGGGATAATCTTTGCCGTTGAGCAACTTGTTTGCGCTTGCGCTTGGAAACTCATACCCAGCTTTTCTGGCCGCCTCGGTCATACCGCATGCACCTTCGGTGTAATGCCAAACAAAGCTGGACTGCATTTCAGTCAGCTTATACTCATTATCCTTATCAAACTGTATTGGTGCTTTTGATTGTTCGCTCGTTGGCTTTTTCTTTCTTGGCATTTACCTTATCCTTAGTTTTGTCACCCCAGATTATGTCCCAGGCATCCCTATACTTATTTGTGTCCTCTTTTCTTCTTTTCGACCCTTTACCCATGAGTGTATAGTGTAGAGTGTATAGCACCTCTATTATATATATTATCAACCGCGTAAGAATGTAATCTTATATGTAGACAATATAAAGTATATATATACACTATACACTTATATAGTATAAACCCAGTAATAACAAGGCATTGCAACAGGGTACAGCTAATTTTACTATACCCTGTGCTATACCCTTTTTCGCCGCTAAAACTCATTTAAGATTTCTATCATTGATAATAATCGCGATACCGACCAATAAAAGCGAGGCCGCGAGGACCGTAAAAAAGGTAACAGCTGATATAAATAATATCTCTTTTAGAATCTCAATCATCTACTACCTCATCCCAAATATCAAAAAAACTTTTTTGTTTTTTATTTTTATTTTTTTGAAAACTCACATCTTTAGATATATTAAAGGGCAATATGTTAGTTTGTTTGTAAGTATTATCCGACGGCTTTTTTACTTTCCAAGATAAATCTTTTTCTTTGGGGTAATCAAGTGACCAGTTCACAGTCGATTTTTGTAGTTGTTTTCTAGATTTTTTATTCAATGGATATATGTATCTGAATTGATAACCCTTAACTCTTGTAAAATCATGTTCTATGCACTGACTAGGTGTTGGCCTTGCTCCTACTTTAGCGTTTGTTTCATTTTTTATTAAACCACCAATAGTTCTAGGATGTATTCTCTCACCGCTGTTTGTAATGTAAGTATCTGTCTCGATGAAGCCACCATATAAAAAATTTGATGCTTGATACACATAACCCACCTTACCTACCATGCCATCTGCCCATGTATATAGATAAGAAATATCTGAGTTCTGTTTCAGCCATTTTATTGCTAATGAAATCATTTTGCTTTCGGAGTTTCTCGGCATAATGTCGTCCATAGCCATTTTACCTATTTCATAATAGTCTTTTGTCGTTAATTGAGGGAATAATTTTTTTATTGTATGCAGTGGCCTGGTACCCCAACCAAAAGTCATAACACCTACTAAAGTTTTATCTTTGTAATAACCCAATCTTATTTTTGTGAGTTTTGGCATAATTGGAGAATAATGCCATTTTCTTAAAAAAAACTCACACTCTCTTTGATGTATAATTTTAAGCTCAATCATTCAAACTTATCCGCAAAACTACTATAACTACCGCCAGTATCAGCTGCGCTGTAATCCAAATCAAAGATTTTCTTACCATTTGAACGTCGCGCCTCGAT